ATTCTTCCATCTTCCTTTTGTTGGAGTTTAATTTTTTCTTGCAGTTCTAGTGGGCTAGTTCCTGCAAGTTGGATTAATTCCGCAATAACAGCCCTTCTTCCTTCGTTGAAAGCCGTAGTATGCGGATCATGAGGAACATGCGTGGTTGTCAACATAAAATGTCGATCACACATATCCGCTAACACCTCTTTTCCTAAATCACTATTTAGGAGATCAAAATACTTAGTTGCTCTTTTAGCCTGTTTTTTCAGTAGCATTTTGTGCTTCTGCCATATCTTTGGTTGCCTTTGCTCTTTGAGCAACTATATCAGCACTTGCCATTTCCTGTGCCATTGCTTCTTCCCTAGCCATTTGTTCTTGTTCTTGTCTCGCAATTTCTTGTGCTTCTTCTTCAGTATACACAACCGAAGGTGGCGCACGAAGAATATCCACACCCATTGTAGTAATACGTTGTGGATTAAGCCTTTTAATCACATTAGGATCAATTTGAGCAAGTGGCATAATAAACTGTATCAGTTGAGATACCGCATTCATTTCAACGGATCTTTGAGATACAGAAACAGGGTTGACGTATTCTATTTTAATTGGTTCTTCTGCAAATTCTTCTGGAACAGGAGGCAACATGCCATTTCTTGCCATTACCTTCATAGTTCTATTCAGCATAGGTGACAAGAATTCAACTTCCTGTCTAGCGACAATTGGGCCGATAACGGTCATTCTGTCTCTTTGCCTCATTGCTATTTCAGTAGCAGAGAACCGCATTACATCTCCATCTGGAGCCATAGGTCCAGGTAATTCTAGGAGATCAAGGAAGAAAGTCTTTTCAATAGATTGCCGTGTCATACCCATTTTGGCTTCGGCATATTCAATCCGACCAACAGTAGGCATTTGGAATACAAGTTCACGACCACCTAATCCTGCACGATAATAATTGACTGCATCTGGTGTAGTTCGTAATGGTGCAAGAAATCCATCATCAGGAACCATTAGCGGAGGTGATACTGCTTTTTGTACACTTTTAAGAAAGGTTTTTTCCATTTCATTAAGCATACGAATATCTGGAAGTGCCTCAATTCCTGGCCCTCTACCATATATTTCTAAAGGATTCCTATTCCATCTGCTACAAACATAAGGAAAGTCTTCAAACCCATTTATATCCATTAACATCCGTTCTTTCTTACAGATGGTTAAAGATACAAATGGAGCTTTTATTTCTAATAAAGGTCCAGGCTTTACCGAGTGATAAGGTTTAACAATATGGACCATATCGTACTCTTCATAGATTTTTCCATTTTCTATGTTCTTGAGTACGGATTCTGGAAGTCGGTCTGCTGGATAGCTTTCAAAGAGGTCTTTGGCAGTTTGTTTATAGTTACGGAAGCATGTATCAATGAATCCATTTTTGTTTGAGGCCAATAAACAATCATTAAGTCCAAAATGACGAAACAATGGGCCTTCGCCCGGAACGTCTTCGATATACATAACCGCAGTACCAAATGTACCAAGGTCAGTATAGTATTCATAAGCTGTAGGATGGAAATTAACTTGTGGCCTAGAAAGGGTATCTACTACTTGTTTTTGAACTTCCTCTAACCACAATTGAATTTGACGATTTTGTTCTAAAGGACGGAATCGTGGCTTTAGTATAAACCAAGGAACTGCTGATGGTGTCATAATGTTATGTAAACCAGATGCAAATCTACTAACAGCACGACATGGAGTAGAGTCAAAAATCTTATTACGCCTTTCTGTACCTCGACTATGCGTGGTCTGAAAGTCGTTTCTTCTTGGGAGCATCAAGTCTCCTAATTGTTGCCAATGGGCTTCCCAATTAGTTCGACTAGCTTTTAGATGCTCTTCTTCTTTCAGCAGATCATTAACAGGATTATTTTCGGATGCTCCATCCATTTTAAGCCATGTTTCGTGTTAATGCAGTACCAAATCTTTTTTTATTAACATCTGTTACGGATCTTCCTTTACTTGTACCCGTATCATAACCTCGACTTCCTAATGCTGATCTTGCTGTTTGTCTTGATGCAGTCATTGAAACATCAGTAAACATCGGTGCTGTAGTTTGATCGACCCCAGGATCTAAACTAATTGTATCATCTACAGTAGGAGTACCTGCATCTGTAATGGGATCAGCAGATCGATCTTCACTACGATCACCACCTCCACCTTCTAATTGAGACATCCAATGCTTCCATGTTCTTTCAGGGTTTGCTAAAAACCCTCCTTCAGAATGAAAAATTGAACCTAAAAGGCTACCAGATGTATTCATACTAAATATCTGGTCCATATTATGGTGTAATCCGCTTTTTTTGCCAGCATGACTACCTACCCCAAATAACTGCTGAGCCCAATCCCCCAACATTTCTAAAGCATTCATGTTATCTCCTTATGCGTATCCTTGACCAAGCCTAGCTTGTTGTTTGCCACCTTTTTTACCAGTTCCCATTCCTTCCATTTGTTCTTTTCTTTTTGCACCAGCAAATAGAGATGTCATGTGAGCCATTGAAGATTCTAGTTGCGATGCTTGGGCTTGCTGGGCTTGTAATTGTTTTAAAGTAGTATTTTGAGCTTCTTGAGTTCCAGTTAATCCTTCACTCAAATTTTTCATTTGTTCGCCGTATGCCAAACTTTCTTCTGACCCTGCTGAAGTTTTATAGGTTTCAATACTTTTTTCTAATTGCCCCATTGTAAGATTACCTATTCCTGATTGCCTATTTTTTATATTAGCAACATTTTCTTTTTCTCTAGCAAGCCACCTTCTTGAATCACCACGTTTCGTTTCTGTAGTATCAACCCATTCTTGCATTTTTTTCTGACCAGTCATTACTTTAAAAAACCCTGACAACCAATCACCAGCAGTTCTATATTCATCTTGCATCCAATGTCTCATATGACCAGATTTGTAAGTAGATTTCATTCTTTCGTCATATTCTGATTGAGCCATTTTTTGCTTATGCTGGCCTTGTAACAAATCTTGATAATGAGATTTTGTGGTATCAGTAAATTTGGAAGTTAGATCATGTACACCTCTTTCATTAAATCCCATAGATTGATTTATAGCTCTAATTGCTTTGCCTGATGCAGAATCCCAATAAGCATCATCAGTTGTTCCCATTTGGGACTTATAATTAGCAATAGCAGATTTATAACCACCAATTTGAGATTTGTAACCTTGAATCCTTGTTTTAGTACCAGCCATTCTTTGGCGTAAACTAGCTAAAGATCCTGTTAATCGGTTAGAACTACCACGACCTCTTCCAGAAACTAATGCCATGCTTCTACTCCAAAATAAGGGTAATCTTTGTCATCACTACCTATAGCATAATCAAATCTTCTTTCAAGCAATTGTGCTTTAGAATATCTAAGGCTTTGTACCGCATAACGAGTTGCTGACATAAGATCATCACGTTCTTTTACAATTTTGCCGTCCTTACGATGATACATCCTGAATTCCTCAAACCATTCTGATAAATGATTGAACACCAGTAATCGCTGAGTTTGAAATCTTTGTAGCATTTCCATAAGTCCAGGCTCGACACTTTGTCCTCCTTCTGGATTTTCAAAATGGACAGGGTGCATTGCAAGGTCATTTCTCCTATAGATTTCTGCTAAAGATTTACCAGAACCTTTGTCATGTTGGTGTCCGTCATGAGGCCAAATGACAGGAATCCAATTGCCTCTGCGTTTAATGGCAGATGCATGGATTTCAGGTGTTTCGGCTGACTTTCGGTACGCATCATAGACATAAACTAAATCGGTATCTCGATCCCATGCCAACCAGACACATGCAGTTGGATGGTCCCACCCAAAGTCAATAGCACATATTCTGGGCCAATGCTCTGGTATTTTGAAAGCTTCTCTCTTAATTTGGTCTTCGTCAACAGGAAAAACTAGACCAGAACCTAATACTGGAATCCCCTTACTTCTCATGTCCCTTTCATGAGGGGGGAGAGCATTTAATATTTCACGCTTAACTTCTTCATCTAAATGCGGTGCATCATCCCAAGTTGCGTTGTATAAAGCTTGGTTTGGCTGAATGTTATTTACGAACTGTGCCACAACTTTGGTCATTCCACTTTCAGGCGTAAAAGTCATAAAAGTCAGACCACCTCCTTTCAAGGATGCACGAAGGGCTTGGGAATAAATATCCTGTGGAGGTTCTTCGTCCATCCACACTACATCTATGGCTTTACCCATAAATGCCATTTTTCCCTGTTCGTAGGATTTAAAGAATATCTTAGAGTTTTTCCCAGACTTATGCTTAACCAAGACTGTGCTTATAGCATTCGGGATTCCGGGGGATCTCTCCGTTTTTACAATTGCTTCTTTAGGAATAGCACCTTTACCAAAATCATCTGGATCTCCTGGCTCTCCTAAAAGCTCTGCTTGGACAATATCTCTGACATTTTGTGCCGTATTACCACATGCCCATGCTTTTATGGGTTTATGGAATCTTGGGCCAATCCACCATTCGGGATAGACTCCCATACAGTGAATTGCCATTTCCGAAGCACCACAAAAAGTCTTACCCGTTTTATTTGCCGCCATTAATAGGCGTTGCCTTGCTAATCTGCCATTATC